GAACAGCACCACAGCAGCGGCTCATACAAGCGGAGCATCGGTGTTTGTCCCCCAACTTCCAGCAGTAACGGTATGGCCTACACCAGACGACTCTGTGCCTTATGAGTTTGTCTATTACCGCATGCGTCGTATCCAAGATGCAGGCTCGGGTGTTCAGACAGCCGACATGAATTTCCGTTTTCTGCCTTGCGTAGTGGCAGGCTTAGCCTACTATATAGCGATGAAAGTGCCTGAACTGCAAGGGCGCATGGACATGCTTAAGCAAACATACGATGAGCAATTTACTTTGGCGGCAGGTGAAGACCACGAGAAAGCATCAGTCAGGTTTGTCCCAATGCGGTCATTTATTGGTAGCAGCTAATGGGTAATAAGTTTGCATCTGGCAAGAAAGCCATTGCTGAATGCGACCGTTGTGGTCAACAGTACCTGTTAAAGCAGCTAAAGACAGAGGTTGTTAAGCAGCGTAAGTACGAGTTGTTGGTTTGTCCCGAGTGCTGGGATCCTGACCATCCGCAGTTGATGTTGGGTATGTATCCGGTAGAAGACCCACAAGGTCTTCGTAACCCACGTAGAGATACTACGTACATAACTTCTGGGGTCAATGTGAATGGTAATTTGTCTGGTGGTTCTAGTAACATTCAGTGGGGATGGAACCCTGTTGGTGGGGCTAGAAGTTTTGACGACTCACTTACGCCAAATAACTTGGTAGCAACGGGTTTTGTTGGTACAGTAACGGTAAACGTAATTTAGGAGTTGGGAATGGCTAAGTTCAGCAAAAAGATGATGGGCAAAGAGGTAGGCGATGCCTCTGTGTATGCCAAGCCTCACACTATGAGTGGTAAAGAAGTAAAAGCTTCTACTAACCCCGGCAAGGGCGCAAATAAAAGTAAGGCGGATCAGTACGACATGAGTGTTGGCAATATTAGCAAATCCGGTGGCGAGAGACCTGTCAAGACTGATGGCATCAAAATCCGTGGAACCGGTGCGGCTACTAAAGGTGTTATGGCTAGAGGTCCAATGGCATGACCTATAACGAGCTTGTTGGTTACGTGTATGCGATTGAGAATACGGTGAACGGTCACCGTTATATTGGTAGCACCACGAACTACAAATCAAGATGGCATACACACCGTAGCACTTTGCGTCGGGGAGTTCACCATTCATTTATTTTGCAAAAAGCATGGGATAAATACGGGGCTCAAGCTTTTGAATTTAAGCTGTTGTTGGTGTGCCCAAAAAATCAGCGCATTGAGTACGAAAACCTGTTAATGCCCTTACAGTATTACAACGTGATGCGTACAGCTAAAGAATCTCTTGTACGCGGCGGTTGGCATCATTCAGATGAGTTTAAAGCTAAACTTTCGGCACTCCATTCGGGCAAGTCTTTAACCGATGAACATCGTAAAAAATTGTCTATTCACCGGAAAGGCCGTATTGAGAACGCCGACTTTCGAGAAAAAGCCCGTGCTCGGCAAATTGGTGTAACACCCAGTGCCCAAACAAAACAAAAGTTACGTGCAGCTTTGATACATGCCCGAGCCAATGAAGTTAGCGTAGCACAACAAAAAACACGGGAAGTTCATGCGTTATGTTTGTTAGGCGCAAAAGTGTACGCAACATGTAAACAGTATAAAATTAGCCCGCCTACTTTTTATAAGTACGTTGCTCTATTACAATTGCCATTGTTGGGGCACAAAAGTAGGGGAGCAACGTCATGACGTATGTGGAGTTAGTGGCGAGAGTTGCGGACTATTGCGAAAATAGTTTTCCAGCGGATGTTATGGCAACTCTGGCGATGCAAGCGGAACAACGCATCTACAACACTGTCCAGATAGCTAATCTGCGCAAGAACGTGACAGGTTCGGTGACTGCTGGCAACCCTTATTTGTCAGCCCCAAACGATTTCTTGTCCGCATATTCACTTGCCGTAATTAGCAATAATGAGTATTTTTACCTGCTAAACAAAGATGTGAACTTTATCCGCGAGGCGTATCCAAGCTCAGCAGAAGCGTTTCGCGGTAGACCCAAGCACTACGCTATTTTTGGCCCCCAATCTACAAGCGTTACAGAACTTACGTTTCTACTTGGCCCTACGCCTAACGCTATCTACACAGTAGAACTCCACTTCTACTACTACCCTGAATCTATTGTGACTACAGGCACTACATGGCTTGGGGACAACTTTGATTCTGCTTTGCTGTATGGTACGATGTGCGAAGCTATTACATATATGAAGGGTGAGCCAGACATGGTGAAACTCTATAGTGAGCGTTATATACAGGCCATTGCAATGCTTAAAAACTTGGGCGATGGTAAGCAGAGAATGGATGCCTATAGAGATGGGCAAGTTAAAATACCCGTATCGTAAGTATCGTTCAAACCCGGATCAAATCATCTAAGGAGTAATCATGGCAATCACACAAAACATGACCACATCGTTCAAAGTTGGAGCGCTCTCTGGGCAATTTAACTTTAACACTGGCACTACCCAAGTCTATAAAATTGCGCTGTATACATCTACTGCCACATTAAGCGCAGCCACCACAGTTTATACAGCCACTAACGAAGTAGTGGGTACTGGATACACCGCTGGCGGTAAAGTTCTAACAGTTTCACAGATACCTATCTCATCTGGAACAACTGCGTTCATTAGCTTTGCCAACGTCACTTGGACATCGGCTACCATCACTGCTCGTGGTGCTTTGATTTATTTGTTTGACGGAGCTACTAACCCAGCAGTAGCAGTGCTAGACTTCGGTGCAGATAAGACATCCACCGCAGGCGACTTCACAATCCAATTCCCAACCGCAGACGCAACCAACGCAATCTTACGTATTGCTTAAGGAGAAAACATGGCACTGTCAGCAACCACAGAAAATTCAGTTTTGAAAGCCCTTTTGAAGGGCACAGACATGGCGTTTAGGACTGACGCGACTCAGTACCTCGCACTGTTTACTGCTGATCCCGGCGATGCGGGCTCTATTGCAAACGAAGTTGCTTACACAGGCTATGCACGTGTACCCCTGACTAAAGCCAGCGCGTGGACAGATAACGGCTCCACATTTAACAATGCTGCTTTGGTTCAGTTTGGACAATGTACCGCTGGTAGCGCAGTAGTGACACACTTTGCTGTGGTAGACAAATTGTCTGGCGCTGTGACCATGATGATTTCGGGTGCGTTGACAAGCTCTTTGTCTGTGAGTTCGGGTATCCAGCCCCAATTCTCGATTGGAAGCTTATCAATTTCCTGTGAGTAATAATGACAATTCGCGTACTAGCGGATGTTATTGGCGCATATAACGCTGGGCAAGTTCACACTCAGCGTTTTCTAAAGAACGCTGGTTCATCTCACAACGTCAACTGGGCAGACCCTACTTTCTCAAGTGGGCAACCTCCCTACGACGCCCATGTGGGGCCACCTTTGGTTTTCACGCCTTGCGTTGCGGTAAAGAACGACAGCGTTTACTTCCCTAGCATTCTTTCTACCCAAGAAAGATACCTGCATACCGTAACCATTTGGTCTAACCAAAGCCAATTTAACGGGCCGGGCTCAGTGTTTTTGTACGATCTGGTGGGCTACTACCCATTGATCGACGGGGACTCCACAGACCAGCAGTTGATGGACAACACCCTAGCGCTACCGCGCTATGCAGACGGTAATGGACTCATAGCTGTGTGGGTGAATCACGTATCTCCGCCTATCCAGAATGGCGTAGCGCAAGTCAATCTGACAGACTCCAATGGCGTAGTAAGCACGGTCACTATATCCGTCCCCAACGTGGGCTCAAACATGGTTTGCTCAGGCTTAACTTCTACATCGGGTTCAGCTAATGGCGGGTTCGCCATGCCGATTGACACCAATGCCAGCGGACTCAGGTCTATAAACTGGGTACAGTATCTAACCCCACCGAGTGGATTGCATTGCATCTACTTGATAAAACCCCTTGGCACTGTTGTAATGGGCGATAATATGGTGGCTGTGGAGAAGGACTTTTTCTTGTCTGACGGCTTCCGTATGCCCCGTGTGTTAGACGGTGCGTGGCTTGGCTGGTTTGATAATTTGGGCGCTGGCACTTCGCGCTCTGTTAACTGGTTTGGAAACTTCACTTTTATCTGGGCTTAAATTATGGCTATTCAATCAACTGATGCACTTGTAACTGCGCTAACTTCCGGCCAAATGGCGCGTTACGACTGGAACAAAGTAACCGGAGCCGCATCCTATACTGCTGGTCGCTGGTACGAGACTATGAGTTTAGGTGGCCTTCCTGTAGCCACTACTTACCCCGGTACAGCTAGAACTTGGGTGACTTGCACAGAGGCAACGGGCGATGGCACTAACGCCTTTGGTATCCAGCACGGTGGCAGCGTTTCCACCAACCTCAAGCACATTTTGAACATGGCAGCGTGGTCAACATCGGCTACTGGCGTACCCGGTACTTTGATGTTGGTAGATGTACAGGGTTACTGGCCCGGCATTGATATGAACGTGAATACGGTTCAAACGCTTATTGGTACACCCACGCTACGCTACGCAAACGGTGCTGGTTGCCGTCTGTACTTGGCTGCACGTGCTACTACGGGCGCTACTGCCCATAACTTGTCGTATAGCTACACTAACCAAGCGGGTACTGCGGGTCGCGTCCAACCAACAACCGTGGCGGCTACTGCTTCAGCTATTGTCCCGCATATCGTGCATTCTGGTACAGCCGCTAACAACTACGGGCCATTCTTGCCTTTAGCATCGGGCGATACTGGCGTGGCTAACGTGGCAACTATCCAGCTAAGCGCGGCATCTGGTACAGCTTCTACGGCTGTTTTAACCCTTGTTCGCCCATTGACTCAGATCACTTTGTCGGTGGTTGGCTTGATGACTGAGAAAGACTTGCTTAACCAGATCCCAAGTTTGCCTAGAATTATTGACGGCGCTTGTCTTGGTTTCTTGTGGGGCGCTGGCGCTGGTACGGGCGGCTTGTCAACCTTTGCGGGTTCTGTGGAATTTGTGTGGGGCTAAGCGAGAAATATCGTGGCCCTCTACCCTAACGGCTCATATATAGGTCAATCACCCGGTCGCTTTTTCGGTGGCGCTACCGGCGCAGTCGGGGGTACGGGCGCGGGCTATAAAACGGCTTTTCGTAACCGTGCGGATAGGCTAAACAGGTTTTTGTCCGGTAATGCAGACAAAAAGGAATCTGTTCCCGCTGGCTATGGCATCAACGCACCTATTCCTGCGCGTTCTGTCGGGGGTATGGCGTCTAAAAACGCTTCTAAGATTGTTATCTCATCCGTAGGCGCGGGTGCTTTAGGCTACCCCATAGCGGGGTCTACGTCTTTTACAGTTGATTTTGCTGCCGCCGATGGCGAGTTGATATCTTCCGGCCAAGGAACCGCGTCTTTCTACGTCACAGCAGACGGAAACGTTATAGCAACGCTTCAGTCAGACGGCAATGCCTCTTTTACAGTAACAGCCCAAGATGCCTTAATGGAGGCTTACGGCTGGGCAGAAGGCGCAGTAACAGCCACGGTAACGGCTCAAGTGGTGGGTAGAGCTTCGGGGAACATGGAAGGTAGCACGGTAAACACCAGCACGCTAACCCCTGCGGCTATCGCACAAGCCATACTAGATGCATCACAAGACACACCTATGTGGGTCGATATTCAGAAAATATTAGGACAACAAGTAACCGGATCAGGAACACCAGAAAACCCTTGGGGGCCGTAGATGTCTATTTGGGGCGGTGCTTGGGGTGAAAGCTGGGGCAGTAGCTGGGGCGAGCCGTCGGCCCCTTCTGGGTTCATATATGGTACAGCTAGCTTTGCTGTCAATGCAACAGGTGCACTAGAGTCTCCATCAACGTCAGTTATTACACCCGTAGAAGGTGTTGAGGCCCAAGGCCAAGTTGGTACTGTATTTGGGCAAACCTCAGTAGTCATCTTAGAAACTGGTCTCGAAGCAGAAGGCCAAGTTGGCAACGTTACCAGCCTAACAGAGAGCGTTGTATCCCCCGTAACTGTTTACGCTCAAGGACAAATAGGCACTGTGTCTGTCCAAGCGGCAGGCGTTTTAGACCTCACGGGCACCCAATCTCAAGGCCAAGTCGGCGCTGTATCAATAACAGCGGATGCGGCTGTTCCTTCGCTAAACGTCCAAGCCCAAGGGCAAGTTGGCTCTGTAACTGCGCAAATAGCGATTGCAGCATATGTAGTAGGCACTCAAGCCGAAGGACAAGTGGGTGGTGTATCGGCTACCGCTGGCGCAACCGCTCTACCGTCAGGTGTTCAAAGTCAAGGTCAAACCGGTAACGTTACTACGCTAGCTGCGGGTAGTGCGTATCTATCAGGCGTAGAAGCACAAGGGCAAGTTGGTGATTTATCTGTTGTTGCAGACGTATCTGCGCTGTCTTCTGGTGTCCAAGCCCAAGGTGGTGTTGGTGACGTTACCAGCCAAGCGTCCAGCAATGCATATTCCATAGGTGTCCAATCAAGTGGACAGTTAGGCAGTGTAGAAGCTGCTGCGGGTGTAACAGCATTTGTTGTAGGCATTCCGGCACAAGGCCAGCTAGGCACTGGGGACTCTCAAGCTTCTGGCAGCGTTTCTATTGATGGGTCTCAGTCCGACGGACAGACAGGCATTATCGCCACCCAAGCTTTTGGTAACGCATTCGTTTCTGGCGTTCAATCCCAAGGCGAATTGGGGGCAGCTTTGGGCCTTACGGGCCTTATATCCGGAACTGCAACGTTTAGTTTCTTCGCGTTCCAAGGAACCGCTGTAAATGTTACCGTAGCCTTTGAAGGGTGGAATGCTTCTCCGGTAGGCTGGGGGCAACAAGGTTGGGGTGTTGGTCACTCTAACGTTACAGGCACAGGCGCGGTAGGTACGGTAGCCATTTCCACTTCTGCCAACGTATATCCCGTAGGCGTTCAGGGTCAGGGGCAAGTTGGTACTGTAGATGCTCAGGCATCGGCTAATGCATATCCTACGGGTGTTCAAGCCCAAGGCCAAGTGGGTACGGTGGGTATCACCACTTCCGCGAATGTGTACCCAACGGGTGTTGAGGCTCAGGGCCAAGTCGGCAACGTTGCCGTACAAGCAGCAGCTAATTTTGATGTTTCTGGGGTACAAGGCGAAGGCCAAGTTGGCAGCGTAATAGTCGCTGCTAGTGCTAATGCATTCCCAGCAGGTGTTGAGGCTCAAGGCCAAATAGGCTCGGTAGATATCACCACATCTGCCAATGTGTATCCGACAGGTGTTGAGGCTCAGGGCCACGTTGGTGACGTTACTGTCCAAGCGGCGGCTAATTTCGCTGTTACCGGGGTTCAGGCTGAAGGTCAACTTGGTGACGTAACAGTTGCGGCTAGCGCCAATGCATTCCCGGCAGGCGTTGAGGCTCAAGGTCAGGTTGGTGATGTAAGCATCTCAACCTCTGCCAACGTATACCCAGTTGGAGTTCAGGCTCAGGGGCAGATTGGTACTGTAGCGGTTCAAGCCGCAGCCAACACCGATGTATTTGGGGTGCAGGGCGAAGGCCAAGTTGGCGACGTAACAGTAACTTCTGGTGCAGTTGTTTACCCAGTAGGTGTCCAAGCCCAAGGGCAGATAGGCGATGTTCAGATAGCTACGGGCTCTGAAGTCGTTGTTACAGGGGTTCAGGCCATCGGCTACGTCGGTAACGTGACCTTCACTGCATCAACAACGGTGTATGTAACAGGGGTTCAGGCCGTTGGCTATGTTGGATATGTCAACATTTGGTCGAACATAGACACAAATCAGGACGCGATATGGCAAGACATAGATGACAATCAGACGCCAATATGGGATATTATCAACAATATCCAAACAGGAACTTGGGTGGACGTAAACGACAGTTCGTCGGCGGACTGGGAACCCATAGATGATAGTCAAAACGCCGACTGGGAACCGATAGCAGCTTAAAGGAAAAACATGACTACAGCATACACCTCACTTCTTGGTCTGGCCCTTCCGGTCACAGGTGAACTTTCAGGTACTTGGGGCGATACGGTTAATGCCTCCATTACCTCTTTATTGGATTCTGCTGTTGCTGGTACAACCACTTTAAGTACCGATGCCGATGTCACGCTAACCACAACTTCAGGCGCAGACAACCAAGCGCGAGAAGCAATCATTATTTGGAACCCGGCCTCTGGTTCAGTCACCCGAAACATCACTGCCCCGGCCCAAAGTAAAACTTACATCGTTATCAACGCTACTGGAGGCACTCAGTCCATCGTATTACGTGGGGCAGGGCCAACTACAGGCGTCACTATCATAGCTGGAGAAAGAGCCCTTTGTGCTTGGAACGGTTCAGACTTTGTAAAGGTTAGTTCCACGATTGCAAACGCCGCTGGCTCGAACACACAAGTTCAGTTCAACAGTTCTGGCGTATTGGCTGGCTCCGCCAACATGACGTTTAACGGCACTACGCTGACCGTTAATGACCTAACTGATTCCTCTTTGACTGCTACTCGTTTGGTTTTTGCAGGCGCGAGTGGAAACTTGAGCGATTCAGCTTCTCTGACATGGAGCGGCACAGTATTGACCTCTTCGGGCTTTGCTGGCCCATTGAATGGTACTGTGGGTGCTACTACTCCTGCTGCGGGTGCCTTTACTACTGTTTCTGCTTCGGGCAACGTAACCCTATCGGGCGGTACAGCTAACGGCGTGGCTTATCTCAACGGCTCTAAGGTGCTGACTAGCGGTTCTGCGCTTACTTTTGATGGGACTAATCTTTCATCAGCAGGCTTGGCTACTTTCGGTAGTGCTGTAATAGGACTTGCTTCCGCAAATACTGATTTTAGGGTTGTAAGGACACTAGCTAACCCCACTTTTTACGCTGGTGTTAAGCAAAGTGGTCAAGGCGCATATTTTTCGGGTAACAAAAGCGATACTCTTGTAATTGATTCTGACCCTACAAACGAAACATCAGGCTCAAACATTGCATTTAATGTTGATGGTTCTGAAAAAGCCAGAATAGACTCCAGCGGTAACGTGGGTATTGGGACGAGTTCGCCAAGCCACAAACTGCAAGTTGCAGGAAATATTGCTTCTAGCGGTAATGGAACCTTGCTTGCATTGAACAGCACATCTGATGGAATTTACATCGTTGGCGGCAATAGTTCATACAATGCATTTAGTATCGGTGATTATGGTATTGGTTCTGTTAGTGCATTAAAGTTTGCTTCTAACAATGCAATTCGTATGACCCTCGACACCTCCGGCAACCTCGGCTTGGGGGTTACTCCTAGTGCTTGGAGAACAAATTCTGGAGAGAGAGCCATACAAATTGGCGGTAACTATCCAGCAACACTTCATGCAGATGGAGGTGGTTATTTTGATATTGGTAGCAACTATTACATAAACTCTAGCGGTAACTTTATTTACACTGCTTCTGGGTCTGCAACAAGATATTACATGGCGGGTGGCGGTGCTACTTCAGCTCATGTTTGGCAAGTATCCTCATCGGGCACAGCAGGTAACGCTATTTCTTTTACCTCAGCAATGACGCTGGATGCTAGTGGGAATTTGGGGATTGGTGCTACAAGCCCTGCTTATAAGTTAGATGTCATCACTGCAAGCGCACCAAACTTTATTAGAACTGGAGTTACATCAAGCAATGCTGGTGCAGGTGTGATTTTCCAAGGCGCTATATCTGGTCAAAAAAACTGGGTCATTGCAAATCAATACAACATCAACGGTGGTTTGGAATTTACTCAGACTACTACAAATGGTGGCTCAACGATTAGCTCTACGCCTTCAATGGTGCTCGACTCCAGCGGTAACGTGGGTATTGGGACGAGTTCGCCCGGTACAAAGTTGGACATTGCAGGATCTGTTGGTCGAATTATTGCGCCAGCAGCTACGACTGCCTCCTTGCAGGTCTACTCTAACAACAAGACAACTGGTGGACTTATTCTTGCTCAAGGTTATAGCTCTGGCAGCGATAACATTGCTTGGATCAGCAACGAGTCAAACGCAGACCTTCTCTTTAGGACGAATGCGACAGAACGCCTCCGTATCGCCTCCACAGGCGCTATCGGCTTATCCGGCGCTAACTACGGCTCAAGCGGTCAGGTACTGACTTCTGCGGGTTCAGGCGCGGCTCCTACATGGCAAACACCGGTTGTTGGGGGTTCTGTAGCTGGATCAAATACCCAAGTGCAGTTTAACAATTCCGGCGCATTTGGTGCGTCGGCTAACCTCACATTTAACGGTACTACTCTGACTTCTACAGGGTTTGCTGGCCCGTTGAACGGTACTGTGGGTGCTACTACTCCTGCTGCGGGTTCTTTCACCACAACCACCATCGGCACAAGCGAAACCTTGTCTTATGGTACTGCTAACGGCGTGACTTACCTCAACGGCTCTAAAGTAGTGACTAGCGGGTCTGCGCTGACGTTTGATGGTACGGCTCTTACATCACTTAATAACTCATCTGCACAATCAATTATTTTGTCACGCACATCTGCCACAGCAAGAAATTGGGCATTGGGAGTTGATGGTGATGGCGGTTTTAGGCTGACTGATGCAACTGGTAGTAATGTATTTTTAAGCATTATTCCAAGCGGTGTTGCTTATCTTGCATCTGCCTCTGAATTGATTTTCAAATACAACACATCAGTTGAAGGGATGCGCCTGACCTCAAATGGTCTGGGTATTGGGACAAGTAGTCCTGCTGTCAAGTTAGATGTAAACGGCAATATTCGTGTTGCTTACAATTCATTTATTCAAGCTGGAGATAATGCTGGTGGCTGGGTAGAAATGCTAAAAACAGACACCTCTTTAAACACTGTTATTGCAAATAACAAGGGTGCGGCTATTGTTTTTAATAACAATGCCACAACAGAACGCATGCGTATCGACTCCAACGGTAACGTGGGTATTGGTACAAGTTCGCCATTAAATTATGCTGGGTACAAAACCTTAATGATCAACTCCACAACAGGTGGTGAGCTTGATTTTGGTTCAAATGGAACACACGTAACCGCACTATATGGCACTTCCGCTAGCACCAACCTTTACACGATACCAGCCGTTCCGTTAATTTTCGGTACAGCCAACGCCGAGCGGTTCCGTATTGGCTCTACAGGCGCTATTGGCCTAAACGGTGCTAACTACGGCTTAAACGGTCAAGTGCTGACCTCTGCTGGGCCAAGCTCAGTTCCTACGTGGACAACCCCAGCGGCAGGCGCGACGAACGGTGTGTTTTGGGAAAATGACCAAGTTGTATCAACTAGCTATACAATTACAGCAGGTAAGAACGCGATGTCAGCAGGGCCAATCACCATCAACACCGGTGTGACAGTTACGGTTCCAACTGGCTCAGCATGGACTGTTGTTTAAGGAGTAATCATGGCAGGCAGAGTTGTAGTAAGCACACTAAATAACGATACAGGCGTTCTTGCAACACAGAACGGCATGACGGGTATTTCTAAAGCGTGGGTGAATTTCAATGGAACCAATGGTTCTATTCGGTCAAGTTTTAATGTAAGTTCGGTTACACGCAATTCAACAGGAGATTACACGGTTACCTATACAACTGCACTGCCTGATAATGCATACGCTTATTTTGCACTTGGTCGCAGGAACAATAGCGTAACAAGACCACAAGTTTTATCACAACCAAGTACAGCGGCTTATGACCCTTTAACAACTAGCATCAGATTCAATACATGGTGTGACGGCGCTGGAGGTTTGGAAGACCCCGCGAATTGTAGTTTTTCTGCCTTCAGTTCATAAGGATAAATCATGCCCGGTACACTCGTAATTACAACGCTGTCTGACGGCTCAAATAGCACTTCTGCCACTAATTGCATTCAAGGCTCTGCAAAGGCTTGGGTGAATTTTAATGGCGCAGACGGAAGTAGACGTGCCAGTTATAACGTGAGCAGCGTCACTCGGAATGGAGCGGGCGACTACACGGTGAATTTTACGAATTCGCTGGCGGATGCGAATTATGCTTCTGTTTTAAGTTTTGGGAATGATTCTGGGTCAAGTGGAAACGGCTTGTTTGCAACAAGAATAGACTCTCAATCAACTACATCCGTCAGAGTTAAATGTGGTAGGCCAGATAACGGCGCTTTGGCTGATGGACTTATTTCAAACGTATCAATCTTTCGCTAATTAACCGAGGTAATTAACATGACTCAAGTAATCATTTTTCAAAACGAAAACGGCGGCGTAGCCACCTGCACTCCCACAGGCGAACTCAGCATTGAAGCGGTTCTAGAAAAGGATGTGCCAAAAGGCAAAGGCGCACGAATCGTTGATTACACAGACTTGCCTCTTGCTTACAACGATTTTTACGATGCATGGGAGATGGATGCAACATCGGTCAAGGTCAACAAAGCCAAAGCCGTAGAGTTGACTAAAGCCCGTTTACGCAGGGAGCGTGAACCTTTGCTGGCTGCACAGGACATTCTTTTCCAGCGTGCTTTGGAATCAGGTGCAGATACATCAGCAATCGTGGCTGAGAAACAAAGACTGCGTGATATCACCGATTTGGCGACACCTGATATGTCTTTAGAGGCCTTGCGCGGTCTAACTGCAAAGGGGTAAGTCATGGCGGTCACTATTCGTGGTTCAGGGCAGTTAATTGTTCAAGTAGTGCAAACGGTCAGCACCACTCAGCAGGCGTTTTCTTCAACTGCTTTTGTTGAGTTAAGTAGCCTAAATACAAGTATTGTCCCGTCAAGCGCAAGCAACAGAATATTAGTTAAAACTTCTATCAATTACGGCGCAGCCAATGACGACTTTTGCGCTTTTAGGCTTTATAGAAATGGCACTTGGATAAATCAATCAACATTAACAAGTCCGGGAACTCAAACCACATGGGGAGATTCCATTCCAACGGGTTCGGCTAATGCTTATCATAATATGGGGTTAACGGCTTATACACTTTTAGATTCTCCAGCAACCACAGGAACCGTCACTTACACTATACAAGTTTCAGGTCGTAGGTCTGCCTCTCTTGACTTTGCTTTAAACCGTTCCCAAGTAATTGCTGATGCAAATCAAATGACAGGCACTTCAACATTAACACTTATGGAGATTGCATATGTCTGATTATTTTTCCATATTGCGTACATTTTATTCACAAGCTGAATTTTCAATTGACAATAGTGACTATTCAACATTGCAATGGTTATCAGATACACCAAAACCGACCCAAGCCGAATTAGATGCGTTGTGGGTTCCAACGCAAGATTCCATAGCAAAGCAAAATTGTAAGCAGCAAGCCAGTGCGCTGTTATATGAAACCGATTGGACAACCATACCGGATGTAGCAAACCCTGCAAACTCGCCATACTTGGCAAACCAAGCGGAATTTATTGCATACAGAAACACGGTGCGCCAACTTGCAGTCAACCCAGTTGTAAACCCAGTATTTCCAACAAAGCCCGAACCAGTCTGGGAATAAAACAGGAAGCCGCCACCTGATCTTGGCGGCACATTGAAAGGAAAAACGATATGGCAAACAAACAACCCCAAATCGTGACAATCGACGGAACTGAGTACGACGTTAACGACTTCAACGAGAACCAAGTGCTCTTGTTAAATCACTGTGCAGACCTTGACCGCAAGATCGGCTCAACTCAATTCCAACTGCAACAACTCAACGTAGGCAAAGATGCTTTCTTATCTATGTTGAAGCAAGCCTTGGCGGAACAACCCGCAGAAGCAGAAGTCAAGTGAGCATCCTACTCGCCCTCCTATACCCCATTGCGGTTCAATACGAACGCGGTGGTTTATGGCGCATCGTCATGCCGATTACGCTGATTACTTTAATAATTGACGTGATTGCAAACTTTACGGAGTTGGCTTTGCTGACGTGGGATTACCCCCGTGTGGGCGAGTACACATTTTCTGATCGCTTACTTCGTCTTCAACACAACGAAGATTGGAGAGGCGTTATTGCCCGAGTCGTAGTACGATATTGCAACTTTTTTTACGCAACTCACATTAGAGGATAAACATGACTACTTTTAACTGGACAGTTACCCAAATGGACTGCTACCCCGAAGTGGCTGGGAAAACCGATGTAGTGTTTACTGTGCATTGGACATGTGGCGGTTCTGAAGAAGGCGTTGCGCGGGGGAATGGTAACGGCAATAATGGTAACGGAAACGGTAACGGCGGCGGGAATGGTAACGGTAATGGCGGTGGCACAACTCCCCCTGCTACAGAGATTTACATCGCGTCTGTCTATTCCACTTGTTCTTTGCCTTTGCCCACAGGCACCAACTACACACCTTACGCTGACCTGACACAGGCACAAGTATTGGGCTGGATTTGGGGGGCAGGCGTGGATAAAACCGCTACTGAAGCCGCCGTACAGAAACAGCTAGACAATCAGATTAACCCACCTGTGGTTGCACCTCCCCTGCCTTGGATGTAATTTTATGGATGAGAAAGACCCTCTTTCTAAGCGTGTAGATCAGCTTGAATCTAAGTTGGACGACCACATCGAGAAAACAGACAAGCGATTGGATACGCTGGGGGAGGCCTTTCCCAACAACGATGCTATGGGGCACAAAAGTTACCATGATCGACTGATGCAAGAACGTATCCGACGCGCTGACTTTTACAACAAACTCAAGCTTGACGTTGTAAAATGGGGTACTATGGGGACTCTGGGCTGGGCCGCATACGCCCTCTGGGAAGCATTTTTAAAAGGGCCAAAATAATGTTCGGATTAGATGCACTGTTAAACGTAGGTGGGAAGCTTATTGACAAGCTGATTCCTGACCCAGAACAAAAAGCCAAAGCCCAGCTAGACTTAGCCAAAATGGCGCAAGACGGTGAACTAGCCAAAATGGCTAACGACACAAAATTGTTTGAAGTAGAGCAAACCAATATCAGCGACCGCTGGAAAGCGGACATGTCCTCGGACTCTTGGCTGTCTAAAAATATCCGTCCAATGGCTTTGATTGCCATTTTTGTAGCTTACTTTGTGTTCACTATGATGAGCGCGTTTGGATACAACGCACAAGAATCTTACGTACAGTTGCTGGGCCAGTGGGGCCAGATTATTTTCCTAGCCTA